GCCCATTTCGTTTAATCTAAGATTATTGACGTAGGTACTAGCCATTTACTTACTCCTTTAAGCTATAGTTATGATAGCATTTGCACCCGCGGCTGGAAAAACAATCCTAAATGTACCAGAAGAAACAGTGAAATCACCACCAAAATTTAATACTGCTATTGCCTTATCACTTGCAGAACTATTGTATATCAATGCACCTCTTGCAGTAAATGATGCACTTGTCCATGTTGGGTCATCAGCATCAAAGAATGCAGTTGTACCACTTGTTGATACTGCTCTATTTGATAGCGTTACTCCACCAGTCGCATATCCATTGCCATTCGCTACCTCATTTGAGGTTGAATATGCAGTAGTTGATGCATCTAGTGATGCAGAACTTGTAAAGAGTGCTATCTTTAATGTATCTGCGACTAAATCGTGTACTTCATCTAAAATTTCGGCTTTAAATGATGTAGCCATTGCTTGTGTTATTGCCATTTGTTAAATACCTCCTTCGTATTCTGCTTGATAATTACGTTGCATTTCTTGTTGAAACAACGCTATTGCCTCATCAAATTGTGCCTTATATAAGTTTACACTATCTGGCGCCTTTAGAAAAGCAGAACTTTCCAACAAACAAGCAGTTAGTAAAACTTGCTCTGCATTATCTCCTACCCAATTGTTAGCGTTAGTAGAAGACAAACCTGTTTCTAGACCTATGAAATCTATTTCATAAGCTAGTGTAGCACTTGGAGATGGTGCTAGTAAAACTCGAATTCCAGCAGTTGTTGCATCTCGTGTAGCATACATAAATGGAACTCCAGATGTACTTGCATTTGGAGCATAATCCCTTAGATAGCTATCTATTCTATGTTTTAAGTAAACAACGTCACTATCAGCCTTAGTGACTGCAACTTGTCTGATCATTCTAGCATCAGCTACAGAATATTCTTTTGTGCCTATAACTAGATTTCCAGACTGTTTTTTTCTATAACATGGCAAATTTGGCAATCTACCAAAAATCATGCTTTCTGCTTGTGTTATTATTGTAGGAATAGATGTTTCAAATTCAGTGCTATCGTCTTCAATAAAATTTTTAATATTTGTTACTAAACTAGTATAATTCATTTAATTACCCCATGTATCATCATTCCATGCTCCTTCACCAAAACCAGGATTAACTCTTGCAGTTTCATCTCCTACTGCAGTAGTTCCTGCAACACCAGTAACAGGTATAGCAGTTTCAATAAAGAATGTAGATGTTCCTATTGCTCCAGTGCCTGTAAGACCTATTACATTTAAGTCACCTTGAATTAAATATGCACCAATATTTGATGTACCTACTACACCACTTTGTGGATTCGGCCCATTAAATATATCAATAGTGCTTGAACCAACACCACCAGTTCCTCTAACTTCTTCATCACCACCCCATACACCATCACCCCATGCTTGTTCACCCCAGCCATTAGTATTAGTTTCTGGTATTTCACTTTCAGCAACCTCTGCACCTGCATTTGCAGTACCAGTTGCACTAACTGGTGTGATGGTTAAGTTTAATGTACCATCTCCTTCTTCTCCAAATGTACCAATACCTCCAGTTGCTTGTACACCTGTTGCATTAGGCTCATTACCTACTGTAGAATTATTAATTGTACCAGTACCAACAACACTTGAAATTGTACCAGTAGATGTATCAAAACTTTCTGTGCCAGTATCCCCAGTTCCAGAAACACCACCATTTGGTAGATCAAATATTCTATCATGTTCAATTGTTTCAGTGCCAGTCGCACTCGTTGCTTGAACACCAGTGGTAACTGCTCCAGTTTGGTAATCGCCTATAGCAGTTGTGCCTACAGTTCCACTTGGACTTACATCAATTTGGTCTTGTGCTACTACAGTTCCAATAGCTCCAGTGCCTTGAACTCCACTTACATCAAAACCTGCGGCTGCCGATCCAATCGCACCAACACCTTGTACTCCAGTTTGTTCTTCTTCTATTACAAAAGATACTGTACCTACATTTCCTCTTGAATGTATGTTTGTTCCTATTTGTGATCGCTCAACTCTTGATAAAAATATATTACTAGTGAATGCAAAGTCTATTACTACGTTTTCTACATCTGTACTTGGTCTTGGGTCATATAATGCAGTAGCATCTATTACATTTTTTGCTGGCGTTAATTGTGGATGTTTAGGATCAAACTCACTTGGCTCAACTCTTAAATTATTCCATGTAGTTTTTAGTTGGGTATAGGGAACTTTAGCTCCACTTATGTCGCTTATAGCTTGAGATTTTTTACCTGAAGCGTATCTAGCCATTATCTTAAATTAAGCCCTGTAGGTTGCAGTTTTAGTGAAACCCCATCATTATCATTAGCGGATGCAAAAGAAAACGCCTCATTATATAAGCCATTAAGTAAAGGAAACTTATCTGGTGCAAATTTTACTGATAACTTACTAGCTAGTCCAGCACAAATGCATTCTGACCATGTATAAGGTATATCGGCATCTTGATTTGATAAAGTAACATCGTCTAATTGTGTCATTGCCCAATAATTTAATTTATATGTACCAATATCTGGTGTTTGCCAAACATATATTTTATAAATATTGTTAGAGCCAGTTTGTCTGCCTCTATCTATCATATACTGATTAGGCTTTCCAGTATTTGTCTTGTTAGGTATTTGATTATACTCTGCTATTGTAACTCTATTGAGTATAGTATCTGTTCTTGTTGCATCTGCAGAATTGTATATTACAACATCTAAAAAGTCCAAAACTCCTGCAGGAAGGTTGTATGCACTCGTGCCCGCTGCTAGATCAAGCGTATTTTGTGATACTGCCCAATAATTTATGCCACGATTTGCCCATTCAGAGAATAATAAGTTGAGGCTACGCCTAGCAGATATGGCTTGATCTCCAGTTCTTGTCTGAATATCAAGACCACATCTTTCATAAGCCTCAGTTATTATTTCTTCTATATTAGGTCTAAAAGCGACTGTTTCAGAAGTAGCCATTACTGCACCTTATAATTCTTCTTCAATCTCATAACTATTTGATAAGAATCATTTGCCGCCGCTCCAGTTGTGGTAAATAAAACATCACCAGTTGGATTTGTTAATGATGCAGTATTTCCCATACCCTCACCATGAGCAACACAATAATAAAATAGGTCTGGCGTATCTGCAGTTGTGACAATAGTTGTCTTAGCACCTGCTTGACCTAAAGTACCAGTGGTTGTGACACCAGTTGTGTAACTAGCACCACCAGAACCTTGCTTAAAAGCTATTTGATGTCCAACATTTGAATTATCTGATTGGTCAAAAATGTAAGTATGATTTTTTAATAAACTTACTGCTGGAGCAGTTACTCCACCAAGTGCAAACTTATTACCACCATCATTAACAACAGTAACTGCATATGTTCGAGTTGCTTCTGTTAATTCAGTAGTTGAAGGCAAGCCACCAGTTTCTTTAAAATCAAAATTACCACTTTGATCTTCTGTAAGATTTAACATTATTGGGTCTTGACTGTCTCCATCTTTAAGGACTTGAACAGTCATTCCTGCAACATTAAAATTACAATCTAGTATTTTTAGACCCGTACAAGCATCACCATTAGAATTTACATCAAGTGTTGAGGCATCAATCTTCTGCACTGCAGATTCATTACCACCATCTACATATTGATAGTTAAATTGAAATACTGCTTCTCTTACGTTGTCTGATTGTTTTTTAACCGAAACTATATCAGCCATTAGTACCTCCTATTAACTATCAGCAAAAGGTGTCGCTACTGTTCCAGAGCCAATTAAAACGCCTTGCACTAAATATTCAGCAGTTGCAAGTGCAGTAATCTCAACATATGAATTTTTGTCACCACCTTGTGTGCCACCATTTAATGAAATAACATCATTTGTAGCACCTGGAATAAAGGATTTCTTTGATCCATTATCAACTGCAACCATAATTGATCCAACATATTTGTCAGTTCCATCAGTTTTAATTTCTAGGTCTTTTGCATCTGTACCTACAAAAAATGTATATTTAGCACCTAATTCTGCAGAAACAATAGAAGGCAATGTTATTGCACCATCTGCATCATTTACTTCTATAATACGACCAGCGTGATCGTTAAATGTTAAAGTTTTTTCTGCAGTTATATTTTGAATATTATTAGAACCTGCAGATATAAAACCATTATTGGATACTACGGGTCCTGAAAAAGTCGATTTAGCCATGTCAATCTCCTTGTCTTGGCAAATGTCTGCTTTCGCAGTCAAGGGTTATGTTTAGGAGAGGAGTTATCCCCTCTCCCATCTTAGTTTTTTAAGCGGCACCTTCTGTGCCAAAAATACCACGCCAATCAGTAAAACCAAAAGAATATCTTTCTCTTACTTTGTAGCGTACATTTCCAGTCTCAAAATCACCTTCCATGCCTTTTTTCATAGGACTTCTTTGGAACATTTTAAGACCATCTGGTACATCTGTCTTGATGAAGAACTGATCAGAATCTGTTAAACGTCTCATCACATGGTATCCTTGAGGTAAGTAACCACCTGACTTGATAGCGTTTAAGTCGTTGTCTGCAGTTCCAGTTCTCAACTGACTTTCAAGTAATCTTTCTGCAACGAAAGTATATGCAGTAGGAATAATTAACATTGTTCCTTGTGCGGCGATCCTAAGACCACGATCATCTTTCAT